GTTCTTTGTAAACGGAACGCCTGTCGAAGACACCATCAATAGTTGCGATGATATTTTCCAGTTTCAGATTATCGCCAAAGCCGGGGCGAAGTACCGAGAAGCCTATCATGTGGTGGACGGTGAAAAGCAGTCCGTTCAGAAGGTGAACAGAGTGTACGCCACAGCGGACGAGAGATACGGAAAAATCTTCAAGGTGAAAGCCGAGGACGATTCCGAAGCGAAAATAGATTCTCTCCCGGAACACTGTATCATCGACAACGATAACGAGCTTTCCATTAACGAGGTAGACAGAAGTTTCTACATCGCAATGGCGAAAAAGCGAGTTGACGATTTCAAGGGTATCAAACCCGAAAAAACTAAAAAGCCAAGGAGGACAAAGAAAATGGCAACTACTACAAAGACCGCAAATGTATATCAGAAGCTCCTTACTGCAAGGGCAAAGTTCCTTGAAGCGAACGTGGAGAAGACAGGAAAGAATATGCACCTGTCCTTCAAATACTTCGAGCTTGAGGACATTGTACCGACCGCTATCCGCATTTTCAATGAGGTTGGTCTTATCCCTGTGGTGAACTTCACTGCTGATGTTGCAACCATGAACATCATCAACACCGATAACCCGGAGGAATCCGTACCGTTCGTTGCTCCGTTCAATCAGATTGCTCCTATCGTGAGCAACGCTGGCAAACAGGCTACAAACGAAATGCAAGCTCTCGGTTCTTCCATCACCTATATGCGCCGCTACCTGTATATGATTGCGCTGGACATTTGCGAGAGCGATTCCATTGACGCAAATCTCGGCAATGGCGAGAGCGATTCCGCTCCGGCGGCAGAGAAGAAAGCTCCGGCTACTCCCGAGCAGAGACAGGAAGTGAAGGAGAATCTGACTGCTCCGGCTGACAATGCTTCTGCTTTACAGATTAAGGGTCTGAAAGCTGTTCTCAAGAAGCTCAAGGACGCTGACCCGAGCAAGGAGGAACTGATTGCGAACATCGCAGTACAGACCAAGGGATTCACGGAGATTTCCAAGTCCGATTGCGAGACGCTGATTCAGAAGATTACCGCAATGCTGGAAGGAGGGGCTAAGTAATGGCAGACATTAAGTGGCTCGAGGGCAATCGTATTCAGATTGCCCCTCCCAAGAGAACCAAGAAAATCACAGGTACTCGCTTCGCTACTATCCTCGGTCTGAATCCGTGGAGTACCGCATTTGAAATGTGGTGTGCGATTACCAAGACCTATGAGAAGCCCTTCGAGGACACTATCTACACGGTTGCTGGTAAGACCATCGAGCCGAAACAGGCTCGCTACATGGAGCAGTCCTACGGTATGGACATTGTTCGCCCTTCCGATGTGTGGGGTGAGGACTACTTCAATAAGACATGGGGAGATTTCTTCCCGGAGAGCAAACACCTCGGCGGTATGTGGGACTATCTGATGAAGGGTGAAGACGGCAAGACCATCGAAGCTGTTCTCGAAATGAAGACCACCAAACGTGCGGAGGACTGGCAGAACGATGTTCCCGAGTATTACGCATTACAGGCGGCATTATACGCTTACCTGTACGGTGTGGACGATGTGATTATGGTCGCTTCCTTCCTTGACGAGAAGGACTACAAAGACCCGGCGGCGTATCAGCCGACCGCAAGCAACACCATCACTGTTGAGTTCAAGGTCTCCGAGCGTTACCCGGATTTCGCAGACAAGGTAGCCGCTGTTGAGCAGTGGTGGGCTGATTATGTCGATACTGGTATCTCCCCGGAGTATGACGAGAAGAAGGACGCTGAAATCCTTGCGGCACTCCGCACCAACACCCTGTCTCCCGAGACTGACATTGAAGCTCTGATTGCAGAAGCCGAAGGTCTCAAGAAGGAGCTGGACGAGATTTCTGCTTCCACAGCAGACAAGGAGAAGCGTCTCAAGACCATCAATGACATTATCAAGGAACACGCTATGGGGCAGTTCCGTGACGGTGATAAGAAGGTCGAGGTCAAGGGTTCTACCTATGTGTGGACTGTCTCTCGTTCCGAGACTACCAGCGTTGATAAGGACGCTCTGAAAGCTGACGGCTTGCTGGATAAGTACAGCAAGAAATCTGAAACCTACCGCATGACGGTTAAATAAGGAGGACAAATTTATGGGCTTTACTGAAATTCTGACAATCATTTTCGTTCTGTTGAAGGTATTCGGTGTGATTTCGTGGTCGTGGTGGCTGGTATTTTTGCCGGAAATCATCGCCGCTGTCTTCTACATCATCGTGGTTATCGCAAGCGTAATGGGTATGAATAAGACCCGAAAGAGCTTCGATAAGCATTTCGACAAATTTTAAGGAGGATAAATTCATGGCAAACAGTAAGGAACTGACCGAACAGGTCATGGAACTGCATAAGAAGCAGACCGAGGAAATGAAAGCTCTCGAGGAACAGCGTGAGGAAGCTCTCAAGGTTGAGAAGTACGATGAAGCCGCTGTTGAGCTTCACAATATGTACAACAGCTATATCAAGGCTGGTTTCACCGAGGAACAGGCATGGAAGTTGACGGAAATCGTCTTCGCCAACAGTACGAAAAAAGGAATTTTTTAAGGAGGACACTACAATGGCAAGAATCCCTATGACGAGCGGTTTTGTAATTATCCCGGAGGGAGAATACGTTTTCCGCATTTATGACGCAACCTATGACGAGGATTTCGGTCGTATCGAAATCAAGCTGGTAAACGCACAGGGCGCAACCCACACCGAGCGTTTCTCTATCAAGGATAAGAATGACGAGTACAACGAAAAGGCTCTGAACGCTTTCTCCTACTTCGCTAAGACGGCTATGAACGACTACACGATGGAGGACATTGACCCGGAACAGCTTATCAATCACTACATTCGTGCAGAGGTTGTTCACACCAAAGTTCCGAGCAACAAAGACCCGAACAAGGAAGTCACTTTCGCAAACCTCGGGGACAAGTCTCCGGCAGATGGTTTCGACACCGAGCCTGTCGCTCGTGCGCTCACTCTCGGCAGTGGTAACAATGCCGCTCCGAAAGCCGCACCTAAGACACAGACTGCTTCCGCTCCGGCTAAGACTGGACTGGATATTGACGCACTGTTGGGTTAAGCAATCAGCCGGGAGGGGCAAGCTCCTCTCCCGGATTTTTAATAGGAGGTGTCGCATGACAGATAATGTCAATCACCCGGCACATTATGAGACCGGGAAATTCGAGTGCATTGAGGTAATGCTCGAGACACAGGGCGTGGAAGCTACGAAGGACTTCTGTGTATGCAATGCTCTCAAGTACATCTACCGACACAGGAATAAGAACGGTGTCGAGGACATTAAGAAAGCCGATTGGTACTTGAAGAAGTATCTCGAATTGGCGAAATCACAGGAGGAAAAAGCATGACTATCAATGAGTATCAGACCAAAGCTCTCCGCACTGCGGCTGGCATGAACCACCCGAACAATGACGAGATTCTTCTCAACGGTGTTATGGGTCTCTGTGGTGAATCCGGCGAGTGTGTAGACATGGTTAAGAAGTACCGATTCCAAGGTCACGAGCTGGACAAAGCTCACCTCGCAAAAGAGCTGGGCGATGTGGCGTGGTATCTCGCAGTTACCGCCCATGCTATCGGCTACGACCTTGAGACGGTGTTACAGATGAACGTAGACAAGCTCCGCAACCGCTACCCGAATGGGTTCGAGAAAGAGCGCAGTCTTCACAGACAGGAGGGTGACGTATGACACTGGCAGAACGTATTGAGAAGTTCAATAACCTCATGGGTGACATTGTTCCCCCGGAGGTCAAGAAAGACCTGTTGGAGAAGGGATTCTTCACCGCTCCGGCAAGCACCAAGTATCACGGCAATTATGAGGGTGGTTTATTCGACCACAGCTACATGGTAGCTCGCTACCTCAAGAAGCTTACCGAGGATTGCCGCCTTGACTGGCAGAACCCTCGCTCACCTCTGCTGGTTGGTATGTTCCACGACCTCTGTAAGATGGACAACTACCAGCACCCGGTCATTGCTGAAACTTTCGGCGGCGAGGAAATCAGAGACGATTCCAAGTGGGAATACGCTACGGACACTCTGCTCAAGGGTCACGGCGATAAGTCGGTTATGGTGCTGGCACAGTATTTCAAGCTCACCGAGGAGGAAATCATGTGTATTCGCTATCACATGGGAGCTTTCTGCGATAAGTCCGAGTGGAACGATTATACACGAGCAGTGCATAAATATACAAATGTTCTGTGGACACACCAAGCCGATATGCTCGCTTCTCATGTAGAGGGGGTGTGAGGTATGGTGGCAAGAATCCCGAATTTGGAGCTTCTGCTCTATAAGGCACAACAGGCTCTCGCCCATGACCCGGACTTCGTTCAGAAGATTGCCGAGATTAAGGAGAATGATAGCCGCAAGAAAGTCTACCTCGATTTCAGTGTTGAGTGCTTCTCACAGATTTGGGGTAGCACCTGTACCGGGTTCGATGTGACCGAGACTGGCGAGCCTGTTATGGCTGGTTCGGCTATGACCGAGGAATACACCACCATCGTACATGAGAAGACCACAGACACCTACTGTGTGTTCTTCGGAGACCGCCCTTGCTACAAGGTAGACAACCCGAGCAACGAGTTCTACGAGGACATGAAGAAGCGTCAGATGGCGAGCCTGTCTCGAGCCAAGAACCGCTATTAAGGAGGAATGAGCGATGATTAAATTTGAGAAACCCGAAGTATGGGGCTGGGAACACGCTATCCGTGGAATGAGAAATCCTCTCAATAGCTGGGAACGCTCCGACAGTTACCCGGCGGTTGACTGTGGCAAGTGTGGAATCATCGACCGAGAAGGTATTTGTCACCCGAAGGAGCATGACTGTACGCCGTACCAGTGCTACGCAATCGGTGACAACGATAAAGACCTTATGACCCGGCTCATTCGTGGCGGCGCACCTCACCGTAAGTTCCTCCGTCAGATTTTCGTATCGGTGGATATTACCGCTCCTCTCTACTGGTGGAAGGAGTTCGATACATACAAGGTCGGCACGACAGCGAATAGCTGTTCCACCATGCACAAGATACAGGCAAAGGAGTTCACCTTCGAGGACTTCTCCTGTGAGCATTTGGACGAGCCGAGCAAAGCGATTCTCGGTGTTGTGATTAACGAGCTGAACAACAATCGTGGCTGGTACAACGATTACAACAGGCTCGTAAGCGAGGATGATTTCACCGATGTAGAGCGTAAGCAGTTTTGGTGGAATATGATTCAGCTTTTACCCTCCTCTTTCAATCAGAAGCGAACGGTCACTATGACCTACGAAAACCTTCTGAACATGCTGGAATATCGCAGAGGTCACAAGCTGGACGAGTGGCGTATGTTCTGCGATTGGATTCTCACCCTCCCTTATGGTTCGCTCTTGAAGGAAGGTGTGGGTAATGAACAGAGCTGAACGGCGTAGACAAGCCAAACTTACAGGGTCTTCCGTGGCAAAAGACCCGATTATCAGTATGAAGAAAAGCGACATTGACCGTATCAAACGAGAAGCCGCCGAAGAAGCCACAGAAACCGCTATGGTATTGCTCCTGTCCATTCCTATCAAAGTCATGCACGAGCAATTCGGTTGGGGAATGAAAAAGAGATTGCCGAGATTGTCGGACGCTCTTATTGACGAGTATCAAGCGTTCTCCGATGGGGATATGACTTTGGAGGAATATCAGAACATGGTGTACGAATACTGCGGAGTTAAATTTCAGAAAAATAAGGAGGAAGCGTAAATGTATAAGTTGAAGAACACCAACGGCAGAGTGAACGCTCTGCTTCGCACCGGAAAGGACTTCGTAAAGAACAACCTCTCCGTGTCTGCGGCACAGCATATCATTGACACTGGTAAGCTGGTGGAATCCGACAACCCGGACTACCCTATCTGCATTGATAACCAGTGGTATTTCGAGGGTGTTGAGGTCAAGAAGACAGCAAAGAAAGCCCAGTTGAGTTCCATGTATGGGGAAATGAAGGAGGGCAAGTAAATGAGCCGAACTTTCTACTCCGAGTATGTGAATCATTGTCTGCGATTCTATGCTCGACACGACAGACCGAAGTTCCACTCGGAAGCAGACAAGCATAACTGGGCGGCGTGTGACAGCGCACTCAAGTCGTTCTCC